AAACTGACCGTTCTTAACTGCTGTGCCATGCACCCCTACAATATCATGTACACCCCAAGTACCCTGTGTACCAACCCCTCGTGCAAGGCTATACAAACCAAAATTAGCCCCTGCCATACCAGAGCTAAAATCCATAGCAGTGTCAATTTTCAACCCTGTGCGTAGATTGTTACCAGCCACAAAATTAGCACTAATCTTCTCCTCATCGACGCTACGAGAATTCTCTGCATATACATGCGAAGCGAGAGATAAGAAAAACAGGAAAAAATACTTCATCGTTGTAGGGCTTCCAGTTGGGTAACTAAATATCTTGCAGAACTAAGTACCTCCGCTAAACTTACCGGAGTGTTTGTAGTTGTATTGGGGGCAGCTGGAGTAACTGCGGGAGTAGGTGGGTTTATTTGATTTACATATGGTACTTTATATGCGGTTCCGCCCAGTGCTTGTTGCCTTGATAACATCTGCTTCAAATAATTCATTTGCTGAACAGCATCCCATTTCATATTGACTGGTACACCGGGATTCAGCCTGTTAAACTCAGCGTTATAAGCTACTGCGAATTCTAGTTCTGTCATTTTACTCTCCATGTGTCATCAACAAACCTACCCTTTAGCCTCTCAGGTATTTCATCATATGCATATCCAGCAGTGCCTTGAATAACAATCACACCAGCAGAACTAAGTATATTTCGTAAAGAATCTGACGTTTTATAATCTTTAGCTACTCTAGCTTCTTGGTGCATCTTTACTAGGCCATTTACAAGGATATTATGGTTGCGTTGATATGTTGTTAGCTCTTGCCCTAAGTTTTCAGTGGTGCGTTTAAGGTCATATATCAGTGTGTCAATATGCATTTTAAGCAATGCGAATAATGGCATTAGTACTATCACCAGCAGGCCAAACAATCGTGAAGTTACCGGCAGTTGATGTTTTGTCTGAGCCGAAATCTAGCACCCCAACCGCTGGATTTCCTGAAGCGGTATCGTTATAAATAAGCGCCCCACGCGCCGTAATGGTTGAGGTAGCCCACGTTACATCTGTGAAGTCCAGCCAAGCAGTTGTGCTTGTTGAGGTAGGCGCAGTAACAATTGTGATTGCTCCACCCCCCGCTGTGTAGTTTGTGCCTGAGGTTTCCCCGGTAGCGGTGTAGGCGAGAGTTGTTGAGTCTAGTGAAGCCGAAGACAAATATAGGGCCACCTTAAAACTATCTGCCCCCGTGCCTGCGCGTGTGTTTGTAGTGCCAAATGCGTGAATGCCTTTTAATAGCTCTACCTTAAAACTGGTCGCCATTGCCTGAGTTATTGCCATGTTACATCTCCAATAATTTAATTAGTTCGGGGTGCCCTGCTTGTCTTAATCTATGTGCCAATGTGTCTCTATCACACCTGACTGCCTTATTCAAATACTCAACAAGTACTTTATGTATGTACACTTTGAATGCTTCTGCTTGATCTCTAATTAGGGGGTGCGCATCCTTACCTACATACATAATTTTATCAATCGCCATCTCAGCAAGTTCTTCTGGGGTATGCCCCCTATACTGGGTTGTGTACACTTTAACTCCACCTAAAAAAGCTTCTCCTGTTTGACCTAGCATTTGTTTTCCTTATTGTACGGGGTATCTTATTTGCCCACTTCTATATGTGTCGCGTCTATTTTTACCATCTGCCAGTTGTTTAAGCATATTCATGGCATCGTCATAGCGTTTTTGATAGTATTCCATTACATCTTTCTCGCCTTTGAGGAAAACGTATGCTTCCAATAATGCACCGTATAGCAGTGCAGAATCAAAATTGTTCCCAAGCCAAGTAGTAGAGGCAGTAATAATAGACTCTGGGTAGTAGTAGTAATGAAGTTCAGCAGTGTAAGTTGCGTCCGGTGTCGGCCCCAGAATGAACGTGGTGTCATCGAATTGCGCATAATGTGCGGGTGTTCCAGTAGTTGTTGGGTTGGGGTAAGCTTCACGAATAAAGTTAACATCCTTGTTTAACAAAAACTCATAATCTCCCGCCGATGTAACTATAGCCAACGAAAAAGTAGCCAGCCAATCAGAAGGCACAGCAAGATATTTATTACCACTTGTAACACTTCCGGTTACATTCTTACGTAGGTCAGGCAGTTGAACACTGTTATAAATCCTTTGCTCTGCAGCATCTATGAAATTATTAACATCTGTAGTCTCAAAACTATTCTCGCAATACGAGTTAATTGCCGCTACAAGCTCTGCATATGTCATGTTTTATTGGCTGTTCTTTGAGTGTTTATTACCCTGAGTAGCCGCTCCTGTTCCACGAGTTTGTTTAGTGTTAGTCTTAGCTGTATTGTTAGGATACCCCGCAATCTTAGGGACCGGGCAGTCTTTTGGTTGTGTGTAGTTTGTGCTCATTACTTACCTTTCTGATTCATCACACGAGCCATGTTGCGACCGTATGTTTTCCTGTCTTCATTAGATACGCCTGCGCTACCTTTACCACCATTTTCAATACCTACAGTAGGTCCTGTGTTCTTAACAGTTGCTTTTGACTTACCCTTCTTCTCAATTCCATTACCTCTTGCCATAATAATCTCCTATAATGTTGTTACTGTAACAGTTCCTAATGATGCGACTGCTTCTAAAGTGCTCTGTATCTGCCCTAACGGGTCGGTGTATCCTACGGGGTCCCAACCCCATTGTATTGCTGTATCTGGGGCGTCGGGTCTTGGGTTGCGTATTGCCTGCGGATCAACAATAACATACATTCCTAGCTGTAACTGCGGCTGGTCTGGAACCCAACAACTAGGGCAGGCGAGTATGTTCGTGTTCTTAGTTTTTACTACGAGCGCTTTAAGCTGCTTTAATTTGTAACGAAAACCACACACGTCACAGGGGGCAATCGCGAACTTACCACTTGCGAAATTAGAACCCATTTATATAAACTGCATCCGTGGAACAAGCCGCCAAGGGGCCTTCTCACGATCTTCTTCTGCGGCTAATGCAAACTCTGATTCATAATCCTCTTTTAGCATAGGGATACGCGCCATCGCTTCAGGCAGCTTCATACTCAGATAATATGCCAACCCCGCTACCAAAGCGGGTAAGAAACGGTAAGGCACATCTTGGGTATTAACACCAGTACCTGCATCTTGAATCCGGCGTAGTCGCCAATATTGAAAAGTATAGGTTGCATTATCCGGTACAGGCCATACAGTGATTGTGGGGTAAGCTACAGTGCTTGTTGGTGTTGGTCCAGTGGCTCCAGACTGCCTATCTATATAAACCTGTAGTGGACGGCCTGTAGCGTTCTTATTTGGGATATTTGCATATGTTGATACACTAATACGGCTTATATTAATATCTACCTGTGTTGTGGTGCTTCCTGTACGTACAACGTGATCCAATAAGTCAACAGTATCTAAGGGTAAGTTATACGTGGCTGTGCCTGCTACTAGGGGGATGGAGCTTTGCTCTACAGTCCACATATTTATCCCCCTATTAACCCAATTTATCAACATGATGTTCAAAGACCTACGGGCTGTCTTTAAGTCATAACCTGAGCGCATTTCTGATCCCGCGCGTTCGTATGCTTCTTCGCACAAACTTACCAAATCTAGGTTAAATGTAGTTGTAGCAGTTGTTGCCAATTACTTACCCATCCTGTTAGTATCGCGTTTTGCTTTACTTATTTTATCAAGACCAGTGATAGCTCCACCTTTAGCACACTTCTTAGCGCCTGCGCGTCCCGGCATCTTCTTGGGGTTAATATCACCCATACCGCGTGAGGGCATCATATGAACTTACCTCTTGTCTTACCCTTCTTCTCGATACCACCACCTCTAGCAAACTTCTTAACCCCTGCGGCTTCGCGTTTGGCCTTTGCAGCGGACTCGCTGACCATATAGTCTTTTAGCTTGTTGGCCTCAACAGTTTTATCAATGGCTTTCATATCCTTATCACCACTAATAGGCCCGCCTTTAGCAAACTTCATACCGCTGGCTTTATTGTAAGCATCATTCTCAGCTTTATCGCGACGACCTTCATCACGTACTGTCTTCATTTCGGCTTTTTCTTTGGCTGTAGGAGTACTATCGTCTTTAATGGGCGCGGGTTTTATAGCACCCCCAGCAGCGTATTTCTTTACTACCTTACCCCCTTTCCTCATCCCCAGACTGCCCATATCCTTTTTGTTCGGCACCATGTTATTTTTCATCTGTCTTCTCCACAGGCTTGGGGGCGGGTTTCTTTTTCTCGGGCACTTTAGCGCCCCAACCATTTTCATTGATTATCATCTTATTTACCTGCTATATAATGAATTATTTGTAATATTCCTGCGCCTAACGCACCACCCGCACCACCAACAAGCATTAAAACTTTCCATCCACCCCTAGCTTCTGATAGCGTAAGACTAATAGCAGTAAGGGTTTTTTTCATATCCTCCATGTCGGATACCAGTTTATCCATATCCACCTGTAAATGTCGGATGTCTGCCCCGTGGTTAGCGAGTTCTCGTTCTGTGCTCATCTGTGGGTTTGTAAGTTTCTCCATAATTTACCCATAGAAAAAGGTTACAGAAGTAGCGTTTGTGATAGTCACATAAGGATCGGCGCTAAACAACACACCTTCGCCGGGGAATAACAAATAGCCTGTATGTGTAGCGGAAGCGGGGGTGTCTATTTTTATAAGTTCTGCAGCCCCCGATCCACCGTTTTTAAATGATATGGAACCTGCTCCCGCACCCGATACCCAATACACCGCCCGTACTCGCGCACGGGGTACCCCAATTGCTGAGGCAGCTGTTGAGGTGAGGTTCTTTGCCTTTACATCAGTTTGCATTGACATAACGACCCCCTATTAAGACAGGTTCAGATTTTGTATATATCGAACTGTGATTACGCCGACACCTGCACCAGTATTAGTTGAAGTCACAGCGATCTTAACATCAGAGGTACCTACGTCAATAAACGCGCCTGTACGTGTGGCATCAGTGCTTGGAGTAATAGAAACAATACCTATAGTACCCCCAGCGGCGGCGGATGCGGCGGTAAATGCTGTTGCTGAAGCTGTAGTACCAACCCCGAAAGTAGTTGCCGCGCCAGTCCATGCAGTTGTTACATATACTGTGATCTCTATGATCTGGCTGTTAGCTGGGATTACAATTGTAGTTGCACCAGAGGCTTGAGTGATGTT